AGTTCAAGTGGGGGTGCATTGTATGATGACAACTGCTTTTACTTTACTGCACCACCAAGAAATGAAACTGAAAGTGATGGACATGTTAGAGAAATTGTTGATGAAGAACACGTCAAGTTTGGTTTGAGTAAAAAATTTGCAAGGTCTTATTATAGAGATGAGATTAAAGCAAAAGGTCTTAACCCAGACTTTCATGTTGCAATCAATGGCAATTACGACAAAAGAAGTCCAAGCTATTACACTATGGAAAGCCAAGTAAATAAATTTACTGGACATGAAACAAGTAGCAACGACAATAAAACATCTTTGTCATACACAGATGAGTGGGAAAAAGATTTTAAACTCACAACAATCGGCAGTAATTATTGTCATAGTCGTATGTTTGCAGTTGACCAAGAAACATTTGAAACTTTTAAAATGTTTAATAGTTTGAAAGAAAATGTAATTCTATGTCATCAACAATTATATGAACACGTTAATAGTAAAATGGAAAAACTAAAACTTGGTTTAAAATCTTACAGATACTTTGACCAAGCTAAATCACTTGCTGACAAATTAGGTGTTGCACTTAATGAGGGCATACTAAATGAAAGTTCATCAATGGCACTTTCAGTTTATAGTCCAGAAAATTTGGCTAGTCTTTTGGAAGATAAGGTTGAACAAACTAGAGAGGAAAAAATTGCTATTGCAAGACAGATAATGGCACAACAACAAAGCTATAATTAATAGTTGACATGGGGGAGAATATAGGATATTCTCCCCTTAATAACAAACATAGAAAGAAGAAATAACATGGACAAAACATTTTACATCACTTACTACGCAAGTAAGCACAAGAAACACATCACAAGAAAGGGAAAGCATGACGAAAAATCTCGTTATGGTGTTTCAAAAAAAGGAACACCTTTTTATGTGTACTACGATCTAGATAGTCATGGTTATAGAACTGCCACGACATCTTGGAAAGTGAGGCACTAAATGAGTGATTTTGTTTGGTGTCATGGTCCAGGGTGCCACAAATCCCACACGCAAGATAGGATAAGAGGTGTCAAGGGTAGCAAGGTCCTAAGAACTAGGAAAGTAAAACAGCACTCAAATCATGTAAACATGTATTCTTATTTTTGTAGTCAAGGCTGTTACAATGACTTTGCTCATACATATGTAAGAGAGATCATTGCATTACACCCAAGGACCGAGGCTCTTGAAACACCTATTGATGTAGTCAAGGAACAAGCTACAAATTGGGCAGGCAATACTTATATTGAAACCAAGATAATAGCAGTTGACAACAATGGGGGATAGTATAGGATAACTATATTAACAAATACAGGAGAAAACACATGGACTACGAAAACGATTACAACCTACTAGAAGATTGCGCAGAGCAACAAGATGTATGGGAAGACTTAGAAGATATGGAGGAGGACGATGAGTAATATCAAAGCAACTAACCCTTATTCTGGTGAGAGCGAGATGCTCACACCAGAGGAACACAAGTTATACATCGAGATCAAGCAAGCAGAGTTCGATGAGGATTATAATACAATGCAAAAGAAATTGTCTAAGTTCAGTAGACTTAATGCAAGTGCATTCATGGTACTACTAGACTAACCGAGTTACATACATGTGTGGTCCTGTTGGACCACACACACCTACAGGTTGTGCCGCCGCGCTCGCGCCATGGGTCCCAACCCAATCCCAAACATCACTAATCGCCTCGACCCATCCCCCCTTTATATATAAAAGGGGTCCCACTACTCTAGGTTGTATAGCTTGATTTACACAGCTTTAGCTGGTAAAAACATGTTGAACACTTTAAACATAGTGCAAAAAAATTTTAAAAATTTTTAAATGAATTTGAATAATATAGATATAAGTAAACTACCTGCAGACGTACGTAGGAAATATAAACAGCTGCAAGTAATGCACGCTGAAAAAAAAATACAGAACAAAGCTAAGGATGATTTCTTATCCTTTGTCAAATGTATGTGGCCCGATTTTATTGAAGGCTCTCACCATAGACACATTGCAGAAAAATTTAATAAACTTGCAACAGGAGAGATAACAAGACTAATTGTAAACATGCCCCCAAGGCATACAAAGTCTGAGTTTGCATCATACTTATTACCAGCGTGGATGGTGGGCCGTAATCCAAAACTCAAGATCATTCAAGCAACGCACACAGGAGAACTTGCAGTAAGATTTGGTCGGAAAGCCAAGAACCTAATTGACTCGGAAGATTATTCTAAAATATTTGAAACAACTCTACAGGAAGATAGCAAAGCCGCTGGTAGGTGGGAAACGGCACAAGGCGGAGAATACTTTGCAGCTGGAGTAGGCGGTGCAATCACTGGCCGGGGTGCCGACCTATTAATAATTGATGATCCACATTCAGAGCAGGACGCACTAAGTCCCACGGCTCTTGAATCAGCTTATGAGTGGTACACATCAGGACCACGTCAGCGTTTACAACCTGGCGGTAAAATTATTTTAGTTATGACTAGATGGTCTAATAAAGATTTAACAGGAAAACTTATACAGAATCAAAAAGAAGCGAAAGCTGATCAGTGGCACGTGGTCGAATTTCCAGCAATCTTGGAACACGGATCAAAAGACGCTAAACCTGTTTGGCCTGAGTATTGGAAACTAGATGAATTAGAGAAGGTCCAAGCAACACTGCCCACGGGTAAATGGAACGCGCAGTGGATGCAAAACCCGACATCAGAAGAAGGCGCAATACTTAAACGAGAGTGGTGGCGAACTTATACAGGTGATGACATTCCACAACTACATCATGTCATACAATCATATGATACAGCATTCTTAAAAAAAGAGACAGCGGATTACTCAGCTATTACTACATGGGGTATATTTTATCCTGATGAAGACTCAGGTGCTAATCTTATATTACTCGATTCAATTAAAGGACGATATGAGTTTCCAGAACTAAGGAGATTGGCCCTTGAACAATATACTTACTGGCAACCAGAATCTGTTATAGTTGAAGCAAAAGCATCAGGACTACCTTTAACTTACGAGCTTAGACAGATGGATATACCAGTTGTGAACTTTACACCTTCACGTGGAAATGATAAACATGCACGTGTAAATGCGGTTGCACCTTTGTTTGAATCTGGTATGATATGGGCACCTGAGCAGAAATTCGCAGACGATGTCATTGAAGAATGCGCTGCGTTTCCTTATGGTGATCATGATGACTTGGTTGATAGTACAACACAAGCAATCATGCGATTTAGACAGGGCGGTCTGATCGGACACCCTGAAGACTACATCGACGAAAAAGTTGAGAAAACGAAAAGGAATTATTACTAATGTTTACAGCAATTAGACAATGGGTTATTCAAACAATGATGAAGGGTCAAACCGGAGTCATGCGAACCCTACCTAAAAGAGATATCATAGAAATGAATACTCAGATCACAGCTGAGCGAATAATGCGTCAGGGCATTGATCCAAATGCGTTAAAAAATGTTAATCAAGTTGAAAATGTAATTAATCAAATAGACACACCTAAAGTTATCCCAGCAGATAGCGCTGAAGGTAAAGGTATTACAGAACAATTATTTGGTAAGAAAAAAGCAGATGTATTGGACATGGAAGGCAATAAGATTCCTGAAGGATCACAGATCATGGGTGGTAAAGAAGTACCAACAAGCATTGAATCAGATGCAGCAATCAAAGCACGTCTTGATGGAGATAATAAAAAAAGTATTGCAGGTATAAAAATTAGTTTAGTTGATGATTCAATTGCTAAAATAAAATCTTTGGAACCAATGGATGCAATGAAAGAAGCAAACTTAGTTGCAGGAAAAAAAGGTAGATATGCAAACTTAGATGATAATCAAGTTAAAAAAATTATGGATGATACTGAAGATCATATCTTTGAAAGAGATATACCTGATGAAGACTTTGCAACAGGTGGACGTGTTGGTTTAAGTAAAGGTGGTGGATTATTAAAGCTATTAAGCTTCTTTAATAAAAAAAGTCCATATAAAGCAGGCAAAGATTATTTAACAGATATTAAAAATAAAACATTGAAAGCAAAGGAAACTGGTAAGTTTATGGATCTACCTCTTGCAGAAGTTGGTATTCCTGCAACAACTGGAGCTCTTGTAACTAATCAAGTAAAGAAAAAATTAGAAGCCATGAACGAAGAGCAGAAAGAATTAGACTTAAAAGAATTTATAGAAGAATTAGAAAATGATCAGTTCTATCAAAAGTATCCAGACCTTAAAGATGAAACGATAGCAAGCTATACTGAAAAACTATTTGGTGAAAAGAAAGCAGACGGTGGACGTATTGGTTTAAGTGGGGGTGGTGGATTACTAAAATTATTTAAATTTTTAAAACCTAAACCTAAAAAATTAACTAATACAGTTAATGAATTTATATCTAAAAGAAAATTTTTAAAAAGTATGGTTGGCGAGACTGAAAAAAATAAAAAAGCTAGAGAATTAAAAATGTTAAAAGACTCAATGGAAGAAGCTAGAAAAAATCCTGGTTTTAAATTTGAAAATGTAGACATTGATAAAGATATCAGACCTATCTTTGACAAAGAACTAGCAGAAACTTTAAAAAAAAATCGTAAACTAAATGCAGACGGTGGACGTATTGGTTTGAAAAAAGGTAGTGGCGGCATAACAAGTAAAATTGTAAATGCTTTAGGTGGTAAAAATATGACTGCAGGAGAACTTGGACTTGAAGGACTTAATCAACTTTATCAATTGTTACAAATGCCTGGTTTATATGCAGACGGCGGACGTATTGGTTACAAAGATGGACCAAAGTTCGATGTCCAAGCTTCAGGAAAAAAGACTGGTAAAAACAAAATTACAGGTGCACCAGACGGCATTACAATTGATAATGAATCAATCAACGCTATTATAAAAGCAGATATACCAATTTCTCAAAAGATAGATCTTATTGCAGAATATAAATACGGCAAAGATAGAGATAGAATCGACTACAAAGATCAAGAAATATTTTTAGGTGAAGGTGGTTATAAAGATCGAGACATTGGATTCGGTTATAATTTAGGTGGTGATGGAATCAGTGGTTCTGTTATGCGTGATCTTAGAACCGGCGATGATGATTTTAAAATTAGATTTAAAAAATCTTTTGCAGACGGCGGACGTATTGGTTTAAAAGGTGGTAGCGGAAGACGTGACTTTTTAAAATTAATTGCAAGCTTAATGGGTTCAACAGCAGCAGCGAAATCTGGTATATTTACTGGACTAGGTAAAGGTGCGGGTAAAACTGTTGCAAAAGAAGTTGCACAGCAAACTACATCAAGTATGCCTCCTCCGTATTTTTTTAAACTAGTAGAAAAAATTAAAACAATGGGTGACGATGTAACTGTGAGTTCTTCAACAATGCCAAGACAAAAAGTTACACAATACAAAGATTATGAATTAACAGAAGATGTTGCAACAGGTAGTAAAGAAATAAAAAAAATAGGAATTGAAGACGACATGATTACCAAAAACGAATACATGACATACACAAAAGGTCAAGCTGATGAAACTACAAAAAGTAAAAAACCAGCAGATGAGTATGAAGAAGTTACAGAATCTAATTCTAGAATATACAAAGATGAATTTAATGAACCTAATTACGAAGATGGAATTGAATTAAATGAAATTTTAAAAGAGGTTGGTGAAACTGTAACTAAAAAAGCAGACGGTGGTCTTATTGGTAATGCATCAGGCGGCATCGCTAGAATGTTAGGAGAATAATGCGTCCTGATAAACAAAAACAAATGATGTCGTATCTTACGCGACCGGCTAGAGAACTTATTGAAACAGGTCAAGTAAAATTTGCATCTGATCTGGTTAATCCAGATCCCAGAAAAGATGTTATAGAAATAGATGCAATCAATTCATTTATAAAACGTAACCCACGAGCAGAAGGCGGACGTGCAGGTTACGAGGACGGTGGTATGTTGGTACAACCCAGTGTTGATGGATCACGGCCCGGGTATAATGGTTTTAAAGATATGAATCTTAAAAGAAGATTAGATGCATATCAAAACCTTAAAGAAGATTATGGAACAGAATTTGTTGAAAAAGAATTCAAAAAAAAACATGGAACTTCTTTTGAAAAAATAGCTTCAAAAAAAGAACACAAGGGTAAAACAGTTACAAATATAATTGATGGTTTTAAAAAAAAAATAAAAGGTTTTTA